CTCCAAGGTCGGCATCGGGACCACGAACCCCACCAGTACGCTCCACGTGGTCGGCAACGAACTCATCACCGGGACCCTCACGGCGTCCAACATCACACACGATTCGGAACTCACCATTACATCAAACTTGCTCATGGGATCCGACAAGACCCTCACGGCGTCCAACATAGTCGGGGGATCGCCCTTGACCATCACTTCGGATCAAAACTTGCAGGTCAACTCCAATCTGACCGTGGGAAACTCAAACATCTTTGTGGACAATGTGAACGGAAGGGTTGGAATCGGGACGGCGAGCCCTTCTTACATATTGCACGCGAGGGAAGATGTTGATGGAATCGCTCAAATTCGTGTAGAAAATCCAAACAGTAGTGGCGGGCGCGCAAGATTTGCTATGCAACACCTGAGCAATGTCGCTTCAATTGATTTAACTAACAATAATATTTTTAATATAGAAAATAACGCTGAAACTGAATCTCTCGCGCAATTGAGATTAATTCAAAAGGGAGACCGACCCATCACATTTTGCACAAATGGTGCTGGCAACGAACGCATGAGGATTGCTGGTGACGGCAACGTCGGCATCGGGACGGACACTCCAGCGAAGTTATTGGATGTGAACGGAGATGTAGCTGTGACAGGAACTTTAACTTCTTCTAATGTTGAGATTAATGTGGGGAGAGGGCCTGTGTATTTTGAATACAATTCAAACGATAATCCAGATAATGTTGGTGCAGGCATTACTTTAAGAACGAGCGATAATCCTGGCAGCTCTACTACCGCAGCGGAGAGTTCAATATTTGCAGTAAGATCATCAGGTCAAGCCGCACGATTTTGGGTTGGTCAAAGTGTTACTGCTGTTCCTAGTAGTAACTATTTTTGCGCAGGTGGGGGCGGGTCAAATGGCAATGAAAGTATTATAAGTAATTATAGCTTTCGGGTATCTGGTTCAGGTGCTGTTACTAAGTCAAGTGGGACATTTTGTATTAAACATCCTTTACAGGAAAAGCGCGAAACACATTATCTTTATCATTCTTTTATAGAAGGTCCGCAAGCGGATTTGATATATCGTGGGAATGTTGTTCTTGAAAACGGAAAAGCGGAAATAAATATTGATGAAAAATTTAACATGACCGAAGGTACTTTTATTGCTTTGAATCGTGATGTTCAATGTTTTACTTCAAATGAAACCGATTGGGATCCGGTAAGAGGAAGTGTAACCGATAATATTCTATATATTGAATCACAGAATAAATTATCAAATGCCAGAGTTAGTTGGATGGTTGTGGGTGAACGTCAAGACCATGCAATATACAATGCACCTTTTGTAGATGAAAATGGGAAACTCGTAACAGAGAAATTGATCATTGATTCCGCATAGAATCCCTCGAAAATTCTTCCTAGGTAATTAATAGAGAACCGACATGGCATCGGATCCAACCCATGCGCTCGAGGTATACGGGCAGGTATTCGTCGAAGGCACGGAAGGGGGCAGGCGGAGTCAGCGTGTCCCTTTTGAGATATATAGTGATTACAGTTCTACTAATTTTGGTACAAGAAATAGTATGAAATTTTCAACACAAGCTTCCGACGTGTTTATGGGGTTTGAAAATTATAATGGAGATAATTTCTTTTTACAACGTAAAAATATTCCAGCAATAACACTAGATACCGATAAAAATATTATATTTTCTCAAGTAGATTTCGGTGTGTCCAACATAACATCTCAAAATATTGATGCTAAAAAATGGCGTTCTGATTATACATACTTAAACTGTAAACAAATTTCTTTAGGTTATCAGTCTACATTTATAATAGATGATAATGACGATTTATTTGCTTGTGGATCGTACGGGTCGGACGGATTTGGCGTTGGCATTGGTCTTGGGAGTCACATTGAATTTTTCACTCCCATAAAATTATTAAATAATATATCTGATGTACATTCTTCTAATTATACTCTTATAATTAAAAAGGATGGAAGTGTGTGGGGATCGGGAAAGAACAATTATGGACAACTTGGACTCGGACCTGGATCACCATCAGAGGTTTATTCATTTACACAAGAAATAACTAGTATGACAGATGCTTCTGAAATTTTTCCAGTGGATGAGGATTCGGGATCGTCAATTATATTAAAAAATGACGGAAGTATATGGGGAGCGGGATCTAACTATAATGGACAACTTGGACTTGGTGGATCAATCCTTAGTGTTGATACGTTTACTTTAATCACAAATGATGTGAAGCAAGGTTCTGGAGGTAAACAACATTTAATAATTTTAAAGAATGATGGAAGTGTGTGGGGAACGGGATCTAACTATGATGGACAACTCGGACTTGGCTCAATAGGTGATGTTGGAACGTTTACTTCAATCACAAATGATGTGAAGCAAGTTTACGCAACTGAAAATCATACATTAATTTTAAAGAATGATGGAAGTGTGTGGGGAACGGGTTCAAACGGTGATGGACAACTCGGACTTGGCTCAATAGGTGGTGTTGATACGTTTACTTCAATCACAAATGATGTGAAGTACATTTGTTCAGGGGGTCGAACATCATTAATTATAAAAAATGATGGAAGTGTGTGGGGAACTGGAAATAATGAATATGGTGTATTCGGAAATGGAACAACGATTTCATCTAAAGAATTTATAAATACATATAATTGTTGCGATAACAAGATATATATTGCTAGAAATAGATTTAGTAGTACTTCAGTAATACAACAAAGTAGTGGAAAAACATATGGTGCTGGTTATAATGGTCCGGGGAAAATTGGTCTGCCCAAAAAAATGTATTATCCATATACAGTGATTCCAACTTTTAGTGATATGCATGTAACAAATTTTACAAGAGCTTTTGGTGTTTTAAATGAAAATACAATTGGAGGTGGAAATAATCTGTATATAAATTCAAGATTTTCATTAAACTCAGTAAACTCTAGTGGTTTATTTGAAATTAAAAATACATCTTCATCTCAAAAAACACAATCTGGTATACAATTAATAGCATCAAATACCAGTAATAAAATATTCAATCAACATAATATAAAATTAAATGATGACGACATATTAATTGGTTCGGAAGCATATGAAATGTCCGTTGACAAACAGGGAACAGTTAGTTCAGTAGGAGGTTTTGCACATTTTACTGGATCACATATTGGCATTACAGATAAAAACATAGAACCTGGGTTCATTACATCTATCGATCCATTAATAAAGCCACAAATCGTTTCTATAAATAATATAATTCCTACTTTAAAAATAGCTTCGATTGACAACGATCCTAATGTGTATGGTGTTTCTTCGGATGGAAAAACATTCAACGCCGTCGGAGAAGGAGCAATCTGGGTTTCTGACGTGAATGGAACATTTTCTTTGGGAGATTACATTACATCCTCGACACTTTCTGGTTACGGAAAAAGACAAGATTCCGAATTCATGACAAATTATACTGTAGGAAAAATATTACAGAACTGCGACTTCCAGGGAGATGACACTCGGCACCTTTCTGTATCTTCCGATAATGCTATTACTGTAATATCAAAAGAAGAATATCTTACAAACACAGGTTCCGTTTACAGAGCATCGTTGGTGGGTTGTACGTATCACTGTGGATAAATAATTCTTTGTAACTAATAGTTATGTCATATTTAGGTATTGGTAACGAAACTGCGAATCACCCTCTTGAAGTAGAAGGTACTGTTTTTGTTAGCAATGTAAATGTACCTTTTGAACTAAACAGTGATTACACAAATATTACAGCAAATTCACTTACCGATTCAAGACAAATGCGTTTAAGAATTAAGCCGAGTGATGGTATAAATTCCACATCTCATGTTGATTTTGGTATAGATAAAAATGACAATAGTTTTTTTATATCTCAACCTGTATTCAATAACACTGTTTATGGTGATAGAGAAACATTTTATATTGATAATGACGAAACAAAGTGTGTATATATTAAAAAATCATTAGTTAATACTGAAACATTAAGAACTAGTGATTTTTTCTTCGGTAATATAAAAACTAACTCTATAATATCAAATTTTACAAGCAATATACATCATGATGTATTTAATTATGGAAAAGTTATTATTGAAACAAATTCAGAGCCATTGACATTGACAATTCAATCTGCAGTAATGGGATACGTTGAAGATTATTTCTTGTTATTAACTACCGAAGGTTCAGTTTGGGGTGCTGGAACTAATTTTTATGGTAATCTTGGTATAGGTAGAAAAATTTTTTCTACTCCAACTTTTATTCCTGCTGTTGGCGTAGCTACATCCAATGTTATTCAAATATCTGCTGGTAGCCAACATTCGGCAATACTGAAAGACGATGGAACAGTTTATACTACAGGTTTTAACTATGATGGTCAACTTGGTATTGGTAATAATGATAATAAATATACTTTCACACAAATACCTGATATTTCAAATGCAATAAAGATTGAAGCTGGAGGTTCTCATACCATGATTTTAACAAGTCAAGGTCAACTTTACGCGTGTGGAAATAATATAAACGGACAACTTGGTAACGTCAGTGTAGTCGGCACAACTTCTTCGATCGTCACTACAGGGGAAGAATTGGGTACAACCATAATTGATGTTTCTTGTGGAGAAAATCACTCAATGATAATTGATTCTGATAGTAAATTATATGGTTCTGGTAACAATGCATACGGACAACTTGGAATTGGAAATACAGATAACAAAAACACATTTACTCAGTATTCACCTTTCGTAACAGCGTCCAATGTAATATGCGGTGCACAATACACATTTATCATTGATGAAGACAACGATGTGTATAGTTGTGGGTATAATGCAAACGGACAACTTGGTATTGGAACTGTAGCTAATGAAAATACGTTTACTGGAATAATACCATCTTTAAAAACTTCTAAAATAAGTTGTGGATCTCAACATACACTTATTATTGACGAAAATAATCATGTATATGGTTCTGGTAATAATGGAACAGGACAACTTGGAATTGGAACTGTAGCTAATGAAAATACGTTTACATCTAATTCCAGTATAGTTTCTGGTTCAATTGTAGCATGTGGTGCGCAATCTTCGTTTGTTGTAAATGAAAATAAATTGTATTTATCTGGACAACTTATTTATAATCCAGCTATTAATTATTTAAATTTTACTGAATATAATGTAGATATATTTGTACCAGATGTTTATTTGTCATGCTTATCCACGAATAACTATACACAAAAATTCCCAAATATACGTTTTGGAAATAATAACGCAACATTAAAATCTTATGGAATTGATTTAGGTTATGCAAATGACGCTGTAATAGTAGATAATAGAGGTATAGTTTATGCCAGTGCATACACACCCTTTACAGGAGCACATACAGGACTCACAAAAAATAAAATAGAACCTGGATTAATTGCATCGGTTGTACCGTCCGAAAAAATATATATAAGGTCTGTCAATGATGTAATACCAACATTAAAATTATCAGATAAAGATGAAGATCCTAATGTGTATGGAGTTTCTTCGGATGGGAAAACATTCAACGCCGTCGGTGAAGGGGCAATCTGGGTTTCTGATGTGAATGGAACATTCTCTTCGGGAGATTACATCACATCCTCGACACTTTCTGGTTACGGAAAACGACAAGATGATATTTACATGACAAATTATACTGTAGGAAAAATATTACAGAACTGTGACTTCCAGGGAGATGAAACTCGGCACCTTTCTGTATCTTCCGATAATGCTATTACTGTAATATCAAAAGAAGAATATCTTACAAACACAGGTTCCGTTTACAGAGCATCGTTGGTGGGTTGTACGTATCACTGTGGATAAATAATTCTTTGTAACTAATAGTTATGTCATATTTAGGTATTGGTACTAAATATCCAAACCACAATTTAGAGATTGATGGTGAGTTTTTTATTAGCAATGTCGAAATGGGGTCTACCAATCAAGGTGTGCCTTTTGAAATTTATAGCGATTATACGAACAAAAGTTTTTTAACCAATTCTAGACAATTTCGTACACGTATCACGCCATTTAATAGACCAGATTATACATATCATATTAATATGGGAATAGAAAATCAAACAGGAAACACATTTTTTATATCTAATCCAGCATTTAATGAAACTATTATAGGAGATAAAATTATTAAAATTGATGATCAAAAAAATACAATACTGGAACCCAATATATTATATTCACAAGCAATCACATGTTCAAATGTATACCAACAAACGATAGAACATCCCACTGTTATTGGTGATTTTACTGTAATAGGGTTAGATGAAAATTTTAAACAAGTAAAAATTAAAAAATGTATAGCAGGTAGATACTCTGTTCATTGTTTAGGAACAGACAATGCAATTTATGCAGGAGGATATAATGATGTTGGTCAACTTGGTTTGGGAAGAGTATCTGCTTTCGAAAATACATTTTCGGCCGCACTGGGCCCAGCGTCATCAAATGTTATTGAAATGAGTGTCGCTTCAAAACATTCAATTATTTTAAAAGACGATGGTTCACTCTATGCAGTTGGGGACAATAGTTATAAACAACTTGGCATAAAAAACTTTAATGATAGTTTTTCAACGGTATATATTCGTACAGGATTGGAATTTGATCTTGGTTCAATACAAGCCATCGCAACGTCGGGAGGTTCAACAATGATTTTGACAAAAGACAATAAAGTTTATGGAGTGGGAGATAACATTTATGGTCAACTTGGACTTGGGTACACGAGTGTATCCGTAACAACATTTACGGCTGCTATAGGAGCAGGTGCATCCGATGTAATGAAAATAAGCATGGGAATTGACAGTGCATATATCATAAAAAATGATGGTTCTTTATGGGGAACGGGAGCTAACAGACATGGTCAACTTGGACTTGGGTATACAAGTTCATCTGTAACAACATTCACGGCTGCTATAGGTGCAGGTACATCTGGTGTAATAGATGTATCAAGTGAAGAAGATATGTGGAGGGGAATTAGTAGTTTTTTGATTCCTCCTGGTAGTACTATTATTTTAAAGAATGATGGTTCTGTATGGGGAGCTGGTAGAAATCAGTATGGTCAACTTGGACTTGGGTATAAAAGTTCAAATGAAACAACATTCATGCCTACTATAGGAGCAGGTGCATCCGATGTAAAAAAAATACATATGGGACGTAATTATTCACTTATTTTAAAGAATGATGGTTCTGTATGGGGAACGGGAGATAACCCTTATGGACAACTTGGACTTGGTGATGGGGCGCCTAATAATGTATCAACATTTACGCCTGCTATAGGAGAAGCAACATCAGGGGTAACGGATATATCTGGATCTATTTATGAATCAGCTGTACTTAAAGATAATATTCCCTATTTTTGTGGCATCAATTACAGAAATTATCTAGGAGGGAACCAAGAGTATTTTCGGGAATTTACTAAACAATATATTGATGCGTCAATAAGAAATGTAATATATAGTAAAAATTTAATTTATGATTCTGGAAATTATTTAAAAGTAGAAGATAAAAGTAATTCAATACTTAAAAAAATTAAAGAAATATCATCTGGATTTGGACACGTTATGGTTTTAACAGAAGACAACATGCTCTATGGAATGGGAGCTAACGATTACGGTCAACTTGGTTTGAAAAGATACGTTTATGGTGTGCCAGAATTAACTTACATAAGAAATAATGTATCCAACGTGTCATGTGGAGAATCATTCACAATGATAATTGATTCAAGTGGAACAGTATCTGGAACAGGTGATAATTCTAAAGGTCAACTTGGTCTTGAATCTACAAGTAGTAAAGTTTCATTTACTTCAAATTTAACACCAGTGACTGCATCTATGATTTCATGTGGAGGTTCACATACGATGATACTAGGAACCAATAATTCACTTTCTGGCACGGGACGAAACAACTATGGGCAACTTGGCAACGGGACGACAACGGACACGAGTGTATTCACCGAGATAACAACACCAGTTCAAGTTAAAACAATTTCATGCGGAGGTTCACATACGATGATACTAGGAACCAATAATTCACTTTCTGGAACGGGACGAAACAACTATGGGCAACTTGGCAACGGGACGACAACGGACACGAGTGTATTCACCGAGATAACAACACCAGTTCAAGTTAAAACAATTTCATGCGGAGGTACACATACAATGATGATAGGAACCAACAACTATGTTTATGGAACTGGTCGCAACAGTTATGGTCAACTTGGAATTGGGAATACGTCAGATAAAATGTCATTTACACAGACTGAACCCATAATTTATGCAGATGCTATAAGTACGGGAAAAGAGACATCTGTCGTAATTTCAAATGGAAATGTAAGCGGAACTGGTGATAATTTTATAGGTCAACTTGGTCTTGGTGCAATTAATTCAGTAAGCATATTTACACATCTACCAAATAATATTACCCCAATTAAACATGTTTCTTGTGGTAATAATTTTACAGTTTTAGATAATGACAATGGAAAAATTGAAATTTCAGGGTTCACAACAAATTTTGGAACAAATAGTAAACAGTTTATAGAACTTGCGCAAACTGAAATTTCTGATGTATTTGATTTAACTGAAACTACTTCGATAAGAATAAATCAAGGTAATAATTTTGGAGTAATAGGACAAAACACTTCAGGTCTTATGTACATTGGCGTTGAAGATGCTACTCAAAGTAGTAATACATATGTTACTATAAACAATACAGGCACATTTACGGCAACATCATTTTTAAGTTTTACGGGTGCTCATAGCGGAAAAATAAATGAAATTCCAGAAGAAGGTATGATTGTTTCTGTAAATGATTCACGCGTTTATACAATGAATGATGTCATTTCAGATGTTATCGTATCCAAAATTCACAAAGATCCAAATGTTTTTGGTGTTTCTAGAGGAGATGGATTATTCAATGCCGTCGGCGAAGGTGCCATATGGGTCTGCGATGCCAATGGATCATTGACGAGCGGAGATTACATAGTATCCTCTACGTTGTCTGGATACGGCGTTCGCCAAGAAGGAACACGCAAGGCGAATTACACTGTGGCAAAAATTCTTCAGGATTGCAACTTTGAAGGTAACAACACGCGATACCTCTCCATGTCGGAAGAAAACTCATTGAGCACTATTTCAAAGGAACAGTATCTCACGGATACTGGTAACGTCTACAAGGCATCATTTGTGGGGTGTACATATCATTGCGGTTAAAGAAATAATACCACTCGTAGCTAGTAATGATTTATCCAAAAACAACGTGTCGCTGGTGCGGTGTACCTTTGCAGTGGACCAGTGTACATGAATTTGTCAACTATGCGTTCGATTATTTTCAGAGGGAGAACCAAGTTCCACTAGAATTCATGGCGAGGGTTTATAACAAACCCAAGTCCAGTACCCGTTGGAATTTGTGTCGCGCGTGTTACAAAATGAATCTATCTAACATTCATCGAAGGGAGATCACTGGAAAGATGATCAGGCACAGAAGCATCAACACCACCCCGATGATAGGTGCTTTTCTACTAAAACTCTTTGATCAGTCGTGGAGGCACAAAAGGTACGTCGAGTTCATGTGGCTCCACCACCACTCATTTGAGGCCTTCTTGGATTATCTTCATGCCCGTGACACTCTACTCGGCGATCCATCTGGGAATATTTTTGAAAATGAAGAACTGGAATACTATTATGAAGACATGGTCAGATCACACTTTCAAGTTCCTAGTCACCACGAACCCGTCAGGGATGACGATGACAATATTATTTCTTTTCAATTAAACGATACAGACACATTTTTAGTAAATGCACATCCTGTTGTCGAGTAATGGTACGCCGTTCTTTGGTGCAAAAGGTGGTTACCCTAGCCAGCTCAAGCACCTCATCAAGATGTTCAACGAGAGGGGTCACACGGTGACTATGTTACTGTGGGGTCTGTGTGGCGTGAAGCATGTGGGTGTGCTTTCATTTAGAGATTTGGTGAACAACAACATTCTTCCAAATGAAACCAGAGACCCGTGGTCCCAAGGTCTTCTTGACAATCCTATGGTGAATTTCATTTTGGGTCCGTATGAAAAATTTCCTTGTGTGATCAAGATCGCAGACATCAACGAATTTATCAAGAGGACCAACGCAGATGCCATTTTCTTCCTGCAGGACATATTTTTACTTGAGACTTCAACTCAGGATCAGATTGCATGTACATCCTATTTGTGGTTTCCTTTGCACTACGAACCGATCGATTTGCCCACTGTAGCGGCTCTTGGAAAGATCAAGCACATTATTTCACTGTGTCCTTCGACCCGTGAAAGGGTTCAGCGTCAGATGGGACGGGACACTTATGTGGTTCCTCACGTGATTGAATTTAATACACCTCTCCCTCCGACGGACACGAAATCTAAAATCAGAAAGGACTTCAACATTGATGACACAAAGTATGTGATATGCACGTTGGCAGGGAACTACGAACAGAGTGGGAGAAAATCACTGGACACGACGTTGATGGCCTTCAAGGAATTTCTTGCAAAACATCCAGAAGCCTTGTTGTGGGTGCACGCGCCGACACTCAATCATGCGCGAGTGTATGATGTTCCATTGCTTGTGAAGACTTTGGGGATACCAGACCACGCCATCAAATTTACAGAGAATACGCTTGATGAGACTACGCTTCAAAAAATGTACAAGTGTTCCGACATGTACTTGTGTGGATCGTGTTCGGAGGGTTTCGGAATTCCACAATTGGAAGCGCAATACTATGGGTTGCCAGTGGTCACCACACGATTCGGTGCAATGCATGACTATTGTTGGTATGGAGTATCGGTGCCACCTGTTCAACGTCATTTCAATCACATGCAGAGTGCTTGGTGGGTCAAGCCAAGCGTGATGGGAACCGCAGAAGCCATGGAGAAGGTCTATAACGATGATCTGGAAACAACATCAGAATGGGTTCAGAGTGAGGTGAGATCGCAGATGAGTTACGAGACGGTAAAGAACAAGATTCTCGAAATTATCGAGAAAAAATAAAGGTGGTTCATAATAGAATATGGAACAGACTCCATTCAAAGCTGTGTTTACCAAAAAGACCAATTTTCTTACACAGAGTTTTAACACAGAATCACAAAATATAAATTTTGGAACAAACAAGAGTTTTTTGATACCACGTCATGGTGATTTTTTGACTCGCGTGTATCTTTTGTTAGACTATGAAAGTACAAAAAGTACATCCGTAAATCAGGCACATGCAATGATTGATTATGTATCCTTGATAATCGGCGGAACAACCGTTCAACAAGAATCTGGGGAAACACTAAATCTTAGACTGAATGTGAGTGAAGTGGAAGATAAAACATTTTCAATTGTACAGCTTTATAGGATGTTGGGCGGAGGACCTGATTTTCCTTTCACCGATACGCTGCAATATCCGAGAACATACCGCATGCAAATTCCATTGGATTTTTGGTTTCATGGTAACATAAATTTAGCGATTCCTCTTTTTGCTTTAAGGTATCAAGAAGTTGAAGTTGAAGTGGGAATACGCGAATCTAGTCGTTGGGGTGGTGTGGATTCTGGTATTAACAATATAAGGGCAAGTCTGCAAGTAGAATACGGCTACGTTCCAGATGAAATTATGATTGCACTATCTAAAAAACCTTTCATCTTACCTATTGAACAATTTCAATATTATTCAAAAAAATATACGAACGACAGTGTTATTGAAATTAAACCTACATTTATAAATCCTATAAAATCATTATTTTTATTATTCAAAAATAAAGAAACGGAAACGACTGCACCATTTGATTATAGTCGTGAAATAAAGATACAAAAAAATGTGAATGAAAATGATTTTTTAAATTGGCTTGAAGTTGACTTGGATGGACAAATATTAATGCCAAAGGAAGTGGGTACATTTGAGATGCTAAGAGGATTTCAATATTACGCACACTTCCCTGGTGCAACTCAAAATATTTTAGGGCCTTACGAACGATATTGTGGTTTCATTTATGCACTCGCGTTATGCAAGGATCCAATGAATCGTGTCATGCCTAATGGAGGAATCAACTTTTCACTTGTGAAAAATCAAAAATTTAAAATATCCACGAAAGGAAAAAATACGGATGAAATAAATTTAAAATTGTACGCACTTAGTATAAATTTTCTTTATATAGAAAATGGTATTGCTAAAATGACATTTCCTTACAAGAATAATTTACCACCTCGTTTTATATAATTGATGCACTGCCATCTTTAAAAAGACATTTCACAATGGTTAGATAAAATATTTTCATAGTGATGCTTGACGAAGGTGATAAAGGAAATCCTAGTGTATCCGAGTTTATATTTACGTAGCTAGTGGAAGATATTTTGATATTTCCACCTCCCGTCCATGGTTCAAAACGCATAATGTATGGGTCTGATAAATTTGTGGTATCGGAATAAGAGGTTGTGGGAATTCCCACCCTAGCAATGTCAGTCATAAAATTGGAATACTGTCCAGAATTAAAACTTAAAATTGAATTAACACTTGTGTCTAAAAAAATATTGTTATAATTGAGATTAAAATTTTGTCCTCCTTGACTAAAAAATTCAGACCATAATGTATATCCTACTGGAGCTGCACTGTAAGTAAATTCAAGAAATGCAGATTGAGGTCTTGGTGGTTTATACTCGTAGTCTCCACTTATGACAGTCAGTGGTTGTTCCGAAAATGAATAACCATAAAATGTTCCGTGGTTGTTATAATCGTGAATATATGATTGAAATTCTTGAAAAAATAATGGGTTTTGAAATTCATTCCTATTTGTTTTTCCAAGTGTGTCAATTCTGGCCTTTTTGATTGGACTGTAGTACTCTGGATTAAATGAATTTCCTTGTTCGTATTTAAAATTCCAGAATATCGCCCTAAATGAATACAAACTATTTAGGTAGTATCTGTATGATCTATCCAATGATATAGGTAATTGGTCTTTTTCGGTTATTATTTTTTCAATAGGATAAATTTGTGGAATTGTCATAATCGCCAGACGTTCTTGATTTGTTAAGATGATTTCTTCTGTAATGAACAAAAAATCTGTTATATCCGCATCTGGGTTGAATTGTGTGATATCTGAAACTATATTTTCAAAAGGTAAAAATTTAATAACAATAGTTATTTCAGTCTTGAGTGCACACAAAGGCAAAGGGGTTTTGAATGATTTTGTGTTTACATTATTATCCGTGTAATGGCTATTGAAGAAAAATGGTATAGGGAAAAATAATACTTGAGTTGTGTCATTCGGGATCAGTGTTTTTTGTTGATTGTATTCTCTTCCTAAATTAAACATAAGATTAAGTGTATTAGTTCTAGTTTGATTTGTAGAATGCATAGACTCGTACATTGACATCCAATCTCCTTCAAGTGATTGTATTAATTCATCACCTACAATCAGGTCTATACGTTCAATCATGGAAACACCAAGATTGTAAAGACAAGAAACGGGCTCGACGGATGATGGCAATCTAAATTTCAACATCAGAGCCGTGAGGAGATCGCCCATCTCTTGTGGTTTGAAAACATGTCGTATCTCTTGACCCAAAAATTTAGTTTGAATGGGTTTATAGTATCGATAGCATGGCGTTGTTTGGGTAAATGATTTATGCGTATGTGATGTGGGCGACTCTTCTTTTGAATATAGGAACGTGTCCTGCAGTCCGACCGCACTGATGCCAGTCAATGCACCAACGCCTGTACTGCCATGAAATCCAGTTGGAGGTTCTACCATAGTCCCTCTCTTAAAACATTGCTATATTTTAAAATATGTTATATGATCGCGTGTACATATCACTATAGTTAAAATGTAATTAATTATTAGAATAATGGAAACTCCTTTCAAAGCAGTGTTCACGAAAAAATGCAATTTTCTTACTCAGAGCTTTGACACGGAGCCGGTATCCATCAATTACGGGTCTAATGGAAAATTTTCAATACCAAGACATGGTGATTTTATAACAAAAATGTATTTATTGATTGATTACAAAAGTGCACAAAGTGCCAGGTTAAATCAAGCACATGCCATGATTGATTATGTAACATTGATTATTGGAGGAACCAAAATTCAACAAGAGTCTGGCGAAACGTTAAACTTGCGCTTAAATGTAGAAAATGTAGAAAAAGAAACATTTTCAATTGTGCAACTATACCGCATGTTGGGGGGAGGTCCGGGGTTTCCTTTCACAGATACAGATCAATTTCCGCGACCTTATCGACTTCAAGTCCCTCTCAAATTCTGGTTTAATGGAAACAAAAATTTGGCTATTCCATTATGTGCCTTGAACCTTCATGAAGTAGAAATCGACGTAGGTATCAGGAAAGCAGAAAGATGGGGCGGAGTAGATAGTGGAGATATAAATGTCAATGTTAGTTTGCGAATAGAATATGGTTATGCACCAGAAGAAGTTGTTGATACATTAATTAAAAATCCATTATTTTATCCAATCGAACAATTCCAGTATACAACAAATGAGTATACGGGTGATTCTATTTTTGTGCTAAAACCTTATATAAATAATCCAGTGAAAGCACTATTTTTTGCTTTTAAAAATACTTCGACTGAAACAACTACGCCATTTGATTATTCACGAGAGCTTGCGTCGCACGAAGAAACCACAACCGACTACAATGACTTCTTAAATTCATTGGAAATAAAACTGGATGATAATTTAATATTACAAAGAGAAGTGGGAACATTCCAATTATTGAGAGGGTTTCAATATTATTCTCATTTTCCTGGTTCGAACCAAAATATTCTATCCGGTTCGGACGCATATCGTGGTTACATATATGCACTCGCGTTTTGTAAAGATCCTATGAACATAACAATACCAAATGGTTCTATAAATTTTTCACGCGTGACAAATCCATATTTCAGAATTGATGCCAAAGGAAAAAACTCAGATACAATAAAACTAAACATATTTCCCCTTTCTATAAATTTACTTTGTATAGAAAACGGTATTTCAAAATTAATGTTTGATAATGTTGGAATGTCTTTCCCAACATATAACTAATTAATATATCCCATACCATTATTTATGTTTAAATTGACTACAGACAAATAATAAACAGTGAGAAACATTTTTGAAACTGATGTATAAATCATATCAATGTAAGCACTCTGTGGTCTAGGTGTTGCGTATTCATAATCTCCATATATAACATTTAATGGATTTTCAGAAAAACTATATGAATAAAATCCACCATTCGTGTAAAAATCATGAACATAAGACTGAAATTGTTTAAAGAATAAAGGTTTTTCAAATTCACTTCTGTCCGATTTACTTAATGAATTCAGTCTAGCCTTTATAATCGGACTGTAAAAATCGGGATTGTAAGACAGTCCTTGATCTAATTTGAAAGTCCATAATATTGATCTAGATGTGTAATAACTATTGAGATAATACCGAAATGTTGCCTCTTGAGAGCTTGGTTCAAGTTCTACACTTTCATCATTTACTTTTTCAATTGGATAATTCATATTTTTGTATAAAAATGAATAACGTTCTTCTTTTGAAAGTTTTACTTCCTCGGTTACAAACATAAAATTAGAAAGATCTGCACCCGAAGAAAACCCAGATACATCTTCTACAATTTCTTCCAATGTTAAAAAGTTTATTACTATAGTTATTTTAGAATTATAAAGTGCACATAGAGGAAGTGGTGGACGAAATGACGTAGTATCAACATTAGTATCATTGTAATGATTATTAAAGAAAAATGGTATGGGATAATATAATTCTTTGGGATAAGATGTTACTACACTTTTTTGATCGTAAGTTGTTCCGAAATTGTACATTGTCCCAAGAATATTTTCACGATCTTGATTTGAAGAATGCATCGTTTCGTAGATCGACATCCAATCACCCTTTAACGACTGTATTTTTTCATCGTTGATAAATAAATCTATTCTTTTTATCATTGATAGACCTAAATTTTGAGCACAAGGAGTTGGCACAGACGTGGTTGGGAATGTGAATTTCAACATCAGTCCAGTCATAAGATCACCCATCTGCTTTGGTTCAAACACATGACGTATTTCTTGACCTAGAAAACTGGTAGAAACAGGTGTATAAAATCTGTAATAAGGTGTTGTATGTGTGTATTCATTAAAACTATTTGTCATTGCGGGGTCATCATTATATAAAAAGTTTTCCGATGGACCAACGGCATTGATACCAGTTAGAGCACCCGTCCCAGTGTCTCCACTGAATCCAACTGGAGGCTTCTGCATGTTCCTCTCTTAAAGAAAAGCGACATTTTAAAAAATAATAATGAGTCGCGAGGAACAGATGATTGAGGCGGCTATGAATGCCATCCAGCCCGTTCTGGAGAATTCTGTGATTGTGGCTGCAGAGTACTGCAAGGCCACTGGCAGAAACATTGTAACGGCACTGGACATGGAATACGGTATGAAGTGGTGTGCCATGAATGTCACCGGGAGGGTCTTTGGATCCATCCTGCCCGACGACGAAGATGAAGAAACGGACAGCGACGAGGACGACATGGTCGTGCAGGAGTGCGATATGGGGTTCGACGACGAGTTCCGCGAGTATGACGGGGACGACGAACGCTACCTCAGTGTCAACCAGGCGGTCCGCGACTGGGCAGACTGGGAACCCGAGACACCAGCTGAAATCATGTTGAAGAATGCCATAAATTCTAGATGTTAATTGTAGTTATGTCCAGAGGTCTATATGGACAAAAATATAGTGGGTACTGGGGTGGAAATACAACTTTTTTCAACACCGCTGCCTATATTGGGACTGAAGGTATATTCACTAGTATAAATTTACCACAAGCAACTGCAGAAGATTATTTTAGCTGGAAGTGGTACGGATTTATAACTCCTTTGATTAGTGGAACGTATACTTTCGAGGTTTATTCAGATAACCTTTCTAGAGTATATATAGGTGGAACTGAGATAGTTGAAGTAGACTATCCAAACACTGCTACAGGTACGTATGTACTAAATTCAGGACAAAGGTATCTAATCCAAATATATTTTGGTGAAAGTGGTGGAGGTGAATATATGCGCTTTAGATGGAGTGGTGGGTCTCAAACGTCACTCACGACCGACCTCACTACCGATGTACTGCAGTTTTATCCACAATCAGATACATTATTGCCGATAAATTATGGTCTAGTCGGGTGGTACAAGGGAGAGGCGTGGAATGGAACGAGCTGGCCGGACCTCTCTGGGAATGGTAATGACTGCACAGAAACTCGTGGAACAACTATCAACAAAACCGACACTTACATCTACGGAGGTACTGGCGATGGGATAAGATTTCCATCTGCCATTTTGCCATCAACCTATACACTCTTTCACGTGGCCCGTTATAATGGGCCTACGAAGGGTAGGATATTTGATGGAACTGCTGGAAATTGGCTTTCTGGATTTCATAATTTCAAGGCGGGTGTCACGTATCATGGATATTGGTTAACTCAATCAAGCGCAACAAACTTTCCACTTGACCAGATTCTGATTTCATCAGATCAAAGAAACCTTTATCGAGGAAATGGGGTCGACTTGAAAATAGGTTCTGGAACATCTCAGTCGCGAAGAATTGGTATAAATTATGGTTCACGATATGGAAACGAACCGTCCGACTGGGCGGTCTGGGAGGTCATCGTCTACAACCGCGAGTTGTCACTGGATGAAATTAGATTTACAGAAGAATATTTATACAACAATTTGAATTATACAAATCCAGTTGTACCCAGAGGTGTAAATTACTTCAATCCCAGAGATGTTGTTTTTTATAAGAAAACAGGTTATTCTGTAAATATAAACAGAATGACCGCAAATACCACCAACATATCAGGTTTGAGCAGTGTCGTGGCGAGTGGTTCTTCACAACATCCTTCATTTGGAGGATATTATCAAGCTTTCAATGGAGTCATTGGAAATGAGGGGTGGCATTCTGGTTCACCTTATGACTACAATAGTTCAACTGGTGTATATCAAGGAAGTAGAGAATTGGCTGGATATTCAGGTGAATGGCTTAAAATACAATTTCCGATACCGTTGTTTTTAAACTATTCGGTTCTGTATGCTAGATCTACGCTTGAAAGAAGGCTTGTTAAAACTGGATACTTATTGGCTTCAAATGATAATACAAATTGGTCTGTAATTCAGTACATAAACAGAACAACACAAACAACCTCATTTGTACTTTTGGATAAGTATGTTCAAAGACCATTCAAATATTATGCTATAGTAGTTTCTTCTATATTTTCTGACACAAGCACACAAATTTCAGAATGGTACATGAATGTCAAGATACCTTATTTTAGAACAAAAAACACATACACATATACAACAATAATGAATTCAAATAATTGGTACGATACACAATCATTCAATAGACAGAGTAGTTTATACTGGACTATTCAACAATCGGGAAGCAATCCAGATGTTCAGTTGAAACTCAATGACTATGGAACAAGAAGTTCATACACCTATATATGGCGCGAACTCAGAATACAAGATTATAATTATTTACTTATAGACTTTGAATATTCTACGTTTGGTTCCGGTGATGGAACAACGTTTAAAATAGGTTGTTTGTCTGCGCATAATGTTGGAGGAGAGTTTAATAGAGCCGAAGCATTCAATGTAAATATGCAAATTTATAACAATGTCAATAAAGTTCGTGTTTATAATCATGGTACAAATATAGCTGAAACACCTTTAATAAAAGCTGCATCGGATGGGGCCTATGCTTGGACTCCAGTTAGAATAATTTATAATAAAGGAACTATTAAAACATGGACAGTTTATCATAATAATACTTTATTGATAGAATATAATGATTCTGATAATGATGATTGGATAAATAATATTTCAGGTGCATTTTTTGGATTTGGGTCCAGAACTGGTGCAGCGACATTAAATACCGAAATAAGGAGATTTAATTTAGTTGCAGGTGATATATGAACCATTGTACCACGACAGATACTATTAGTCCAGGGATGATCGTATCTTTGAATATAGACTGGGAAACACCAGATGTCAGTATCGCCACGGACAACATCTATGGGGTTTCCGTAGGAGAACAATATGGAATCGAGGTAAATATCAACATAGGGAATGAAGGGGTGGTTCTCGTTTCAAATATTAATGGAGCGATATCTTCGGGTGACTTTATAGGTTTGTCACCAACACCTGGCGTGGGTGCACTTTACGACAATCAAAGTTTGTTGCTAGGAAGTGCTACCGAAGAGTGTATTTTTGACGACCAAGGAAGAGGCTTAGTCGCGTTTAAACGAAACCAATAAATAGTAGTGCGTCTGGTAGAAACCAATGGAAGGTTATGAATATGACCCAGACGAGTATGCCACAATTTCCAGTGAGTCCGAGTCAGAAAAATCGTTGGTCCCACTGGAACATG